TGTTCTCTCCCAAGCTCAGTATCTTCACTCATCTCGTACAATTTCATGGCAAGTTCTTCATCTGTCATGTCTGGATTCTCTTCCAAAATATGAACACCTTCACCTGACATTATTTCATTGAAAGCAGAACCAGCTCCACCTGGTGCTGGTTTCGTGCCAGTTTCTTTTTTAAAGTTTTTATATCCAAACTTTAACATGTCGTTTTTAACTTGGTTATCACCCTCATTAGGATTTCCAGCAACTATATTGTCTTGTTGAGATTGAGTATCAGTATCACTATCATCAATGTCGTCATCTTTCTTACTTGACAGAGAATCGGTATATGTATCAGTAGAAAAATCTATACTCTGTTTTTCTTTTTCTTTTTTATCTTCTTCACGTCTAAACCAGCAGCTGCAACAGCAAGTTTTTTGTTTTGGTCTGAGTCACCTTTCTTTATATCACTAGCATATTGTTTGATTGTATCTAAAGATGTTTCTCTATCTTTACCATCTTTATCTTTCCATTTAACTTTATCGTCTTGTTCTAATGTCAAGATAACATTATCAACAATGTCTTTATCAATACCTTTTGATAGACAAATTTCTTTTAATAAAACGAGGTGATAATCATTGTTAGGATTTGGTACACCATTTGGGACAATTCGTCTCCACTCTATAAAAAGTTTTCCTAAATCAAAACTCATAATCTGTTAATGTCCCATAAGTGTTACCGACTTTACTGTGTATGATAAAATTATCTTGTCGTAAGATTTTTTGGATGTCATGTATTGTTTCCTTTCCATCTTCCTTGGCATAATCAAATAAAAAACTATCATAGTTGTAATGGACTATGTTAGTCTTTCTCTCTAATAAATATGTGTGTAATTTTTTTAAGATAGTAACATTCCGCTCTGTTTCATACGCCTGTATGTAATAATTAAATAACTTCTGAGCATTTAGATCACCTAAATTAGCTCTCTTCATTGGTCGTTTATAAATATGTGTTAAGATTCTATTCCGAGTCATATATTCGTCATAAAATACTTTTACCAAATCTTCCACACCTCTGAAAAACTCACTCATCTTAGCAATGTCTTTTCTGACACCACCATATAAGTTTTGAAATGTTAGTGTTTTTGCTTCTCCCTCTGTCACACCTAAGTCTTCTGCTAACTTACCATAGACCGACTTATTACCAAAGTCATAATCAATTAGTTTGGCAATCAATCTTGGGTGATACGACTCAAAATCAAACTCTACGAATACATCGTTAAGTGGAGAGAATGCCTTTCTTTGTTCTTGTGTAAGAGCAGCAAAGTTAAGATTGTGAATAGAGTTAGATGGTCTTGATGTAGTTGTAAAAAAGTTATAGTTCTGATATATCTTCTTCTTGTGAATATACTTTAACATATGGTCACCGAATATCTTGGTGAAATCTGTATTGACTCCGATACCATTTGATTCTAACTCACCGAAAGCATTTATAAAGTCATTGTGAAACTTAATAAATGTCTCTCCATTATACATACTATCATATTGTGGAACTTTTTCACATAATTGTTCTATCATCTTATCTAACGGATAGTAATATGTAAAATCATCTTGGTCGTAAAAGTTGTCCCATTGTATATGTTCAAGTGGTTGGTTTAATATCCAATAGTTTAAGATATCAGCACAATATTGTGGGCGACCAGCAAAATCATAAGAGTATCCAGCTTTCCAATCATCAATCAACATACCTTCATCTGGATAATCTATATCAACAGTCATCTTCTCATAATGATTAGCGTAAACTAACTTATGTTCTATAGCATCGTAAGCTAAAACTAAGTCATTTAACGGGTGAGACTTGGACCAGTTAGGTTTAGAAATAACCAATTTAATCATATGTTAAGTTACATATAATTTAATGAAATGTCAAGTAATTTATCCTACGAAACCAGCTTCTGGATCATCTGCAATAGTTTTAATAGAATCCATCTCTCTTTCATCAGATTCAAAAATTACTTTCAAATCTGCTTTTATCGTGCAGTAATTAGTCCAAACTTTATTTGCTAAATCTTTTAAACCTTGTGGTTTATAGAGTTGACTTGGTATAACAAAAGATGGAAAAATAGATGTATCTGAGTGACCACTTACACTAATCTCATAAAAATGAACCCCTACCCCTTCTAGTTGGTCATTTGTGTTGTAGAGAAAAGTTTTTGTAGAGACATCCCAATATATCCCATATAGTAAATTTAAATCTTTACTAAAAAATAAATACTCTTCTAAAAATTGTGAAACTTTTTGTCTATCTTTATAATAGCTAAGTTTTTCTAACAATGATTCTTGAAAATCATCTAGTCCCCAAGATGCTCCTGGTTGGTCGAAGTTATCTATAAGTTCATCACCAAATGGTCTTTGTGATACAAAAACTCCTGGTTTTGCTCTTCCAACCACATCTGCTTGTTTATTAGTATTGAATAATGAAAAAGGTGTTCCTTTATCTTTTAAAAGTGACCAATCTATAAAATCGTCACTTATTAAAGCATTTGTCATAGCAATCCACCAAGCTAATTCTCCAGAATCTATCGTCTCTGGTATTTGAACTCCATTTATTAATTTGTTAGACCGTTTACCTATACCAGCTTTTTTTTGTTTTTCTTTTTTATTTTCAGAATCCCAAATAAAAAATGACCTTGCCCAACTTAGACTAGGTATATCATCATATGACATATTTGCTCTATCATTATTAGGAGCAGTAGTTTTAATAACCTCTATATCTTTTCTTATGCCCTTTACAGCTAATTTAGTAGTTTCTACATCCTTTCCATCATACTGAGCGCCACCTTGATTCTTACTCATATCTTCTGCTGTTTTTTCTTCATAAAGTGGATGTAGTTTAACTACTGGTAAATTTTGATTTTTATTATAACTAAATGTTTTTTGTTTTTCATTAGGTTTTAATCTCATTACAGTAGTGTATGTCGTGTCCCACATCGAAGTTCCAATGCTATGGTCAACTCCTACGATTTGAAAATAAACTCTTTCTTGATAATGTTTTGGTAAAAAATTAATCGTGAAAAAATCACCGATACCCAAAAAATTATTTCCATATATTTTTAATGTTAAATTAACAGGTAAAACAGGTGAAATAGTATTATTTTTCGGACTTATAAAATTATTCTTTTTTGCATTTAATAATTTTAAATCTCTATTACTTTTAGCGTAAAGAATTGGTGTACCATCAGGCATCTCTGTTTCTAATTCAGCTTCTACATTTACCACATCATCTGTTTCAGTTTCATCAGATGGCTTTCCAAACATTTTTTCCCAAAAACCAGGTTCTAAAAGGTCTTTTTTCTTATCTAAATAATTTTGATAATCACCTTTAACTAAATTATTTGTATTATAATTTTGTGAAGGATCTATAAAAGAACCCCTAATATCAGTTTCTTTTGCTATTATATCATTCATATTCACAGTCAAAGCTTTGTATCTTTTTGGAGGATCTCCATAGTCTGGTAAATGTTTTATTTGATATTTTTTATCTGTTGCTTCAGGATCAACTATAATAGAATTTAAAAAATTAAATTTCATCAATTCTAATTCATCAAAATATTGTGGTTCTGATAAGTTTCCTATAGCAATCATACTTGATAATCCAGCTTTTGGAGTCTCAAACTTCAAATCTGAATTAAGAACTACTGTGTTTCCTGATGTGGTATCAAACATTAATACTTCATCATCAAACAATTCTGCTGAAACATTGATATCAGTAAAAGTTAATGATACTTGTGCGTCATTATTAGAAATCATTTTGATGTTAATGATATTGCCAGAGTCTTCATATATTTGGTCAAAAATAAATTCAAGTGCATCGTTTACATTTTGACTTTTTTTAAATGCTTCAGATATGGTGGGCACGGATATAAATAAATCTCTTAATGGTATTCTTCTTTTTTCTATGTCATTATCAACTCCACCAGCATCTTCCCAACCAGTCGGTTTCAATTTATTATATGTATCGTTCCAAGTCTCTGGATATAAAAAAGAAAGTCTATCGTCATCACTATAGAATTTTTGTTTTTGTAAACTTAATAAATCAGCATCAAATCTAGCCCAAGAGTCTTTACTACTAAAACTATTTGCAAACGGATTTGTTTTTTCTTCTATTTTTGTAGTATCATTTCCCTCATCGTCAAAATATTGCCAAAAAGAAATAAACTGATTTAAAAACTTATCTTCAAATAAACCATACGAAATGTAAACAGCTTCTTTGTCACCTAATTTGTCTTCTTCCGAATCACCATGTATTACATTTTGATAATATATTCCTGATTTTCGTGAAATCAAATCAATCATTCCTAATGATTGATCTATTCCTTGTTGATATCTCCTTTCGTCATCATCAAAAAAGTCTTTTACTAAAGACTTTCTTTGTTTTGCTGTAAGTCTATTATTACCAGCAATAAGAGCATCAACATCTATTTGAATACCAGAAAATGCTAAAAAGTATCCCATTAATAATTCTTCTATTGAATTATCAAATATAAATTTTAAATTATTATCATCACTAATCGTTTTATCTAACAAAGAATAATTAGATGATACAAACTCTAAACTACAATTAAATGAACCTTTTTCATCAACATTAACATCATATTTTGTTACTTGACCACTAACCGTTGTTGTAAAACCTTTTTTTATACCATCTTTGTCAGGATAAATACTTTCATAAAAATTAGCCATATTTAAATTTTTGTTACTTACTTTATCGTTTGGGTTATATAAAGTTAAAGCTTTATCAGACCAACCAAAGTCTACAAATACAGTAGCGCCCGGTTTTAAAAAAAAAGGTAAAAATATGTTGTCAAAATCATGTTTATTGTGAACAGTAAAATTTACAGTCGTCCTTCTTAAAGCACCAACTGCACCCTCTGATTTAGAATTTACTGAGGTTATACCTGATGTTGGTTTAAAATAAGGATTATCTTGAAGTTCTGGTTGATATTTTTGATTTGATACTGAATCTAATTCATTATATGAGTCATTTAAGTTTTCGTTTATTGTGTATATGTTAACTTTACCAGCCTCTATCCTCTCATACTTTTTATCTTCAGAGTTGTATTTAGCCTCATATGCATTAACAGCAGTCCACATTCTAGCATAGGGAGTTCTGTCACCTAAATAAGTCTCGCTATCAAATGATACCCCAATAGATTTTTTCTGAACAGGATCGCCTGGTTGTATTTCAAAAGTACCTTCTTGTAAGAATTTGAAGTAATCACGAATTGTTTTGTCAACATTCGCACCAAAAACTTTTTTTGATAAATCCATTTTACTTTATGGTTGCTTGTTCTGTAGAAATAGGCACCCTCAACTGAGTTCCAGCTTCGATGTTATTTGATTTTAAATTATTTGTTGAAGCTATATACCACCAAAGTTCTGGTGTTCCGTAATATTCTTGTGATATTAAATCACACCTATCACCTTCTGTCGCAATAAGAAGTACATCTGAATTACTTTCTTCAAATTTTGGAAGATAAGATGTCCCAATTGAAACAAAATTTTTGTTTTGGATTTTTGTTGTATTATTGTATCTACTCATTAGTATGCTCCATAAAACCTATCATTTAACTGCGGTGGTTTTTTGTTTAGTATTTGATATGATATTGCTATATCAAAGTGTCTTGCTAAAGACCTTAGAGCATCCCAATCACCTTGTTCATTAACAGTATACGAAATTGATTTTATAAAACCAAACTGACCTTTGTCTCGTTTTCCTATGTGAGCCATGTATAGTTCTACAAATGGTGGTTTCATTCTTGTTAAACCATCACTATCAGGTAAATACTGAGGATATGCCAATGAAGTTAGTCTTTCCATTTTTTCATACATAATCTTTTGTTCAGTATAGTTTGCAGGATACACTTTCAAATTAAAACTTATGTCTCTTTCTGCTCTCTCATACATATAAACAGGTTCACTTCGACCAATGTAATTAGTGGGTGTAAATGACGGACTTACATTTTCAGTTATACCAGTAACATAACCTCTAAAATAAATGTGTTTACCATCTCTTAAATCTTTTATTCTTACATAAAAGTCCCCTCTTTTTTCTGGAGCTATTTCGTCATCAACTTTAGTTTTAGTAACAGGATGTAATGAAACAAGGTCAATGTAATTAGTTTCACCAGGACCTTTTGCTAAATCCATAAACGGTGTTGGTCTTCCAATAACAGGAAGTTGAGATGCTTCTTCTAGTTCTCTTAACACCCTTACTTTTGCAGTATCAATAGCTCTATTGGCTTCGTCAACGACAGCACCTAATAGTGGATTATCTGGTTTTGGTATATCAGGTATTTTATTAAGTGCTTCATTAACTGCTTTGTCTATTATATTTACTGGATTATCTCCAAGATTTTCAAAAGATGCTCCAATTTTAGCTCTGTCTGAATATTCAAGTCCACCCAAAACTGGATTAGCAATATCACCCACACTTAATTGAAATGGATTTAGTGGTTTGTTTGCTTCACGACCTTTTATTAAGTCTTCGGTTTCTTTAACCAATTGATCTCTTTTAAGTCTACCTTCTAACCTTCTTTTATTTCTTTCGGCTAGATTGTCACTTATATTACCATATGATGTTTTTACATTATTTGCTTGTGATCTTCTTTCAGCTCTTTTAGCTTGATTTTCACTTAAGTCGTTATAAGCTGATTTTAAATTTTCTAGTGCCATTATGCCATACCCTCAGTAGGACTACCACCACCAAAATTTGCACCTTTAGCAATTCTTGCTACTAAGTCATTTCCTTCAGCTCGGAGCACATATTCTCCACCACCACCACCACCACCATTATAGGCAAATTCTCCAGCATTTCCAAAAGAAAGATTTTGCCCCACTTCGTTGACTCTTCGAACAGGTATTGGATTAGTTGTTGCCAACACAGAGTCTCTTGGATTCAAACTAAATATACCAGCAGGTCCCATCATTGTAGTGATACCACCAGGTCCAGATGTGAAGTCATTTACGCTTTTTGCTTTTGCTAACGAGGCTAACATTGTTGCTACTGCACCAGCGGCTATAGCAGTTAATGCAATAGTTCCAAAACCTAAAGTTGCACCTGAACCTAAAGCAGCACCTTTAAAGTATTCTGCTATGGCCAGTCCAATCGATTTCACAATACCACCACCAGCAGCCAAATTAGCTTTTGCTTGAGCACTAGCAGCCAACAAGGCATTTGCCTTTACCATAAGATATGCTGTGCCTAATGTAGTCAAAGTTCCCGCTAACACTGGAGCTAAAGCATTCATTTTTTCTAGTCCTTGTAAAACTGACGCTATAGGTGATAACATAGCATTCAATCCACTCGCTACTACAGATAACACAGGACCTACAGAGTTAACTAAATTAGCACCCAAAGCAGCAAATTGTCCTGATAATTTAGATATGTTTGATATACCCTCTTCCCCTAATAAATCTTCAAAGTTACCAGATGCCATAGCTCCACTTAAGGTTAATTTATCACTTTGTCCAACTAATTTTGCCATTTCTCCAACCGAAACACCAATTGAATCAGCAAGAGCTTTTCTTTGTATAAGATTTAAATTTAAGAAGTCTTGTTCAGAACCAACTTGTTTTACAACTTCTGACATAGCACCAGCTATATCACCACTAAGAGCAGCTTCTCTTGCCCTCTGAAAATTAAGTTGTTTTCCTATTAATACAGAAGCTTCGACCTCTTTGGTTATAGAAGATTCAAAATCTAATAATCCCTCAGCAATTTTAGCAGTCTGTGATAATGACATCCCCAAACTTCTTGCTTGAACGGCTGCCTCTGCTATGTTGTCACCACCACCCTTTGTAAACAAAGCAATTTCTTCAGCAGAACCAGCTATGTCTCTAAGGACAGCAGATGGAGCAACTCCTCTTTGTCTAGCTAATTGAAAAGCCCCCTCAGCAAGTGACTCAGCTTGTTCGGCTGATAGATTGGCAACTTGTGTTAAAGAACCGAATAAATTTGCACTTTCATCAGATGATAATCCTAAAGCTTTACTCGTATCAAAAACTTTAGACGATAACTTTGCAGCCTCATCAACACTCATTCCGAAATCGGATGCCAATGTATTTGTTATAGAAGCTACATCTTGTATACTACCACCAAGTTTTGTTGCTTCTACTGATGACCTTAATAAATCTGTTTGAAACTCTTTACCCATCACCGATAAACTACCGAATTGTTGACCAATCGTGTCTATCGCACTACCAAACTTTGTCGCAATACTAACAGCAGCTGCTAGTATACCACCAATTGTTAAATTTTCTTTAATTTTGGCAGTTAGGTCTTCTTTCATTTTTTGTATTTGTAACATCCCCTTTTCAACAGCCATACCTTTTATGTTTGTCTTTAGAGAATCCGCGATAGCAGTATGACCTATTTTATTATATCTCACTATTTCTTGAGCATTCGCACTCATCTGCTCTTTGACTTTTTTAAGTTTAGATTCGGTGTCTAATTCTGATTTTTTATCTTCTGCCATTCGTTGTATTATACTGGCAGTATTTTTTGCAGCAACTGACAATTGTTTTTGTTTACCTATTTGAGAATCTAATATTCGTCCAAAAGCACGACTTAAATCATTTCCCTCTTTTATGGCTTCATTTGCTAACTTTTGAGCTTCTAATGTTTCTTTTGGTGTTGCCACTATTATACTCTATATCTTTTAATTTTAACTGGTTTTGCTTTGGGATTGTTTTTTCTAATTTCAGCAGTAGCTGCCTTTTCAAACTCAGAAATAGCATCGTTTAAATCATCTACCGCATTTGAAAATTTAGAACTTCTTTTTAAGATAGGTTGAGTAATCAACTTTCGTATAATCTTATCAATTATTCCTTCTTTCAATATATTTTTACCACTCATATATGACATGACACAGTTCTCCTATATACATTAATAAATATAAAGAAAAGAGTTATTTAGGAGAAAATCTACGAGGGATTGTTGACTGTTGTTTTGGTTGTGCGGCATCAATCTTTTCTTTTTCTTTCTTTTTAAAATCCATAAACTCTCGTAAATAAAAGTTTTTCAAATGAACAGGCATATTGTAGACATCACTAAATGTGAAGCCAGGTGTTCCATAAATAAAGTAAAATATAGATTGATGTATGTCTAATTTATTAGACGGACTTAGGCCAAAAAAACTCGACTGTAAGCGGAATTGACACGCTCACAGTATTACCTCCTATTTCGATTTCCGATGTCAAGTCAATATCGGGAGAAATCTCTTGAATGTAATTTCTCAATGCCATAGAATCACGAGCTAACATATTCTGTGAAAACACAGAAATGGTTTCTTGTTTATTATCACCATCTACTTCAATAATCGTATAACGAAGTCTTGTTGTTATCTCTGAATTATATCCAATTTTTTTGGATTGTTCTAAATCTTTTTCAATTAATTTTTCTTCAACACCTGTAAGAAGTTTGAATTTTATTTTATTTTTTCCAACTGGTGTTTCAAAATCAAAAGAGTTGTCACTATAATCAACACCATCGACTGCTTCTTTAAAAGGACACTCAGTAAGGTCGAATGTATGTTCAATTTTTTGTTCTAAATTATTTGGGTTGGCTACCTCACAAGTGTAATGTGGACCGTAGGCAAGAATACGAGAAGCAACTAATACAGCATTCTTATCACCTAAAACCAACTGTTCTTGTTTGACACCTTGTGTAACTATCAAACTATCTAATAATTTATCAATAACCACACCTTGTGTGATAAGATTTTCAGACATAAGAATGTCTTCTTCTTTTGTGGTCATGTATTTTAATTCTAATTTACCTTCAGAAAGTGGTGAATCTTTTGAATATAATTTTCCACCAGATGGTAAATCTATAACTTCCGTAGGGAACTTATGTTCTGACATTATAACTCCTTGTTGTATTTAATACAACGATTTTTTAAAATTCAAGTATAGCGTAATCGTATCTTAAGGTTAGTGTAATTTCAACAGGATTAGAATCAGTAAAATCTAAATCACCAAAAGCAGCATCTGAGATGTAAGTACCATGTAGTGTCCATTTCTCAATAATATCACCTACAGGTCCTAATACTTGAAAAGTAACATTTTTCTTATATGTATCTTGATACCCATCACGACCAGTAGAACTTTCATGATGTAGTCTTACCCAATCTATTACAGAAGAGGCGGCAGAGGGTACAATCGGGTCATACAAAGTAATTTGCATTGTCTGCCATCTACCTTTACCTTTTACATACTTTGTGATGTTCATGTGTTCCAAAACAACTTCATCAAAAGTTATTTGTGGTCTTTGCATCGTCTTGATTGTAAAAGCAGGTATACCTGTATCTCCTAACTCCATGATAAACCGATTTTTTAATTTCGGTTCATACGGTGTGTAAAATAATTCTTGTGGTGTTACTGTTGCCATTATTTATCTCCTGTAGTAATAAATATATCTTTTCCTAAAAATTATTCAGGAAAAGCAGCTCCTGTTGGTTGAACAACAAAGTCTAGCACAATAAATTCAGCAGCCCTTGTTGGTTGTATAAATATCTGTCCTATCAATTGATTTCTATCAATTGTCTCTTGTGTATTATTAGTATCGTCCATCACAACTCTAAAAGCATTTAATCCACTATTAGCTTGAACTTCTTCCATATAAGGATTAACAGTATTTAAAAACTGATTTCTTAGAGAATTTGTATTTTGTTCAAACACAAGATTTCTTGAAGAGTTAGCAACAAACTTCTTAAGATTAATTAACAATCTTCTTACATTTACTCGGTCAAGAGCAGAAGCTTTCTTCTGTGTTGTTTTCTGTCCAAAGACAGTAACACCTTGACCAGGAAAGGTAGCAATCGGATTTGAATTTGAATCATAAAGGTCATCACGATTTGCCTGTGTTAATTTTTTATATGCCCTAACTGCAGAATCGATACCACCCCTATTTAAACCAGCAGGTGCAAACCAAGGTTGTCCAACAGTATCGTTAAAGTTGTACACACCAGCAATAACAACTGATGGTGGAACATATCTGTTTACACCAGCAGTAGCATCTTGAATTTGTATCCAAGGATAATAAGTAGCAGCGTAACTTGAGTTACGAGCTTCAGTATTTGTTTTTGCAGTAGCAACATTCGTTGTTAAAGCGACATTATCATATACCAAGAAACAGTCACCTCTATCTTGACACATTTCTATTGCTTGTCCTATAATTGAATTATGATTAGCATCTATAGCTTGGTCAATTACACCAGGTAATAAAAGTAGATTTATATCATGCTCATCTTTGTTACTTAAGATACTGATAGCAGTAGCATACCCACCACCTTGAGCAGAACCAGCAGGCTTAATAGCTGATTCTGACATATTAATACCTTGTGAATTTGAACTATCTATATCACCATAAAATTTAAATGGATGTGAGATATTCTCGTCACCATTTGAACCAGCAGTTTGTGCGGCTTCTGTACTCACTATAGTACCACCAGCTATATCCGTACCAGCTCCAAAAGCCCCACCATAACTTCCACTACCAATTACTGGTAAAGAAGCAGATAAAGCATTATTAGTTAAGTTACCATTTTCATCTAAGTAATTTGGTGTTTTCCTCGATTCTGGAAGATTACTTACTCTAACAAACTTTGACCTATTTGGAAAATCACCACTTGGTCTATTATAAGCAACACCATCTTCAACAACAACAGTTGTTGTTTGATTTCCAATTCTTTTTAAAATATAATCAGTTGAAGCAGGATCTAAACTTAAATTTTCGTGTGTTTCAATGACTACTTTTCTATTGGTTGTATCATTACCTTGTCTAATTAAAAGGGTAAATGTACCTTTAGAATTGTTTTTATTAGATATTTCATATCTGAAGTTATCAGCTCTTCCACCATAACTACCAGAAAGAAGTAGGTCATTTGTAGTAGAATGTGTTCTTATTGGAAGTAGATTATTATCTCCGAAATTAGAACCCGTTCCTACAAAATTATTAAACTGAGGACCATCGCCTAGTGCTTCAAGTGTAAAGAATTCAGCACTACCCGAACTCTCTCTTACAACCGCAGTAGCTTTTGATGTGTTACCTTCAGGTTCAGCAACTCTAACAACTGTTAGAGGACCACCTATTCTTAAATATTCTTTAGCAGTATGTGATGTTAAATATTGATAATTGTCACTACCGCTTTCTATTATCTCACCGAATATGTTGACAAACTCGGAGTAAGAGTTAACCATAGTTGGTTCAAGGATAGGACCTTTTACAGTAGGACCAACAACAGCTGCTCCTATGGGACCTGCAGTTGCGGGTAAAAAAGATTGGTCTATTTCATTTGTAAATACACCTGGTGATAGAATTTTTTCAGCCATTTGCTGTCTCCAAAATTAGATAAGATTCGTTACAATTATTCATATATAAATATTACCTAATTTTGGAAAGACAGAGAAAGTTATTTTATTTTTCTTCTTCGGAAGGTTGAACTTCTACAGATGGTGTAAAAACACCTGTTTGTGGATCTAATGAACCAGGTCCATACTTTTCAGTAATCTTTTGAAGAGTCTCTTGTTCTTCTTTTTTAAGAGATTCTAACTCTTCGTGTAGTTTAAACTCTTCTTCTTCAACCGACTCAGATTGTTTTTCTAAGTTAATTTTAGCAATCGCTAACTGACCAAACCTATTGGTAATTCCATTAGATTTATTGGAAAGTTCTTGAAGTGACTGTAGTTCTTGTTCTGTAAATTTTACTTCTGACATTTTAAAAACCTCTAATTTAGTTTGTTATAACAATTATATATATATAATTATAAAAGTTTTTCGGAAAAAGTAACTTTTTTTGGTGTATAAGCTCTACCCAATTCAGCAGTTTTACCAAATACATTATCAGTAAATTCAGGTATCATATATCCTTTTATTGATAGACTTAATTCATTTCTTATTATTCTCTCACCTTGTGATTCCATTTCTATTTCGTTTGATATATCACCATCAAGTGATGAAAGAAAACGATGAGATGTTTGGTCACCAAAGTAAGTTTCTAAATGCTCTACCCAAAGATTATTTAAATCATTCATCTGTTCTATAAAAGATGTCATCATAACTACACTATAACTACAAACCACAAAATCAGGCATACCTGTCTTCACAAACTCTTGTACAGGTTTTTGACCTGTTAAAACAGCAAACCTATCATATCTATTATTTTTACTCCAACCATTACTAGACCTTACTACACTAATGAATTTACCTTTAACATCGTTATCAAATGAAAGTGGCATAGCATCATTCATGGCAACACCTGTTCTTTTAATTACAATGACGGGTAAAATAATTGTATTGTTTTTATCTCTTAATACACCACGACTTCTTATGGATTTCCATCTTTCTTCATTACCATACATAATAGGTACTTTAATAAGTTCATTAGACTCCTTAACTACTGGTTTCATCACGTTTTGCATATGTCTAATAACAGCCGTATCAATATCGGTCAAACCAATTGATAACCCTTTACCACCATCACGACCAGTTCCTTTTTTAATTACAACTTTTGAATTACCTTTTTCGGAACGTATGCTTGTCTGTTCGGCACGATTGATTGTCGATTCGTTTGTTACATTTGTATTGGTTATGGGTTTAATTGCCACGTCTTAATTTCCTTAGTTTGTCAACTTTACTTTCTGAATCGTTTTTATATACTTCTGACTTCAACCCTTTGGTGGAAGCCTTATCTATGCTGATTTGTTTTTCTATCGGCACCTCTACAGCACCCATATTTATATTCTTATCCTCACCATAGATATTACCTTGTTTCAACAAATCTATTATCTCGTCAAATCTATCGGGTTGTGGTTCACCATATACATTATCAATCGTGGTA